CCCAGATGGACAAGTTCGCACCGAGGATAGCTGACTTTTGTGATCTACAAGCTAAGTTGAATCAACTACTCGTATGGGCTAAGAGTCAGACGGTTAATCGCCAAGTAATATCCGTGGAGGACTTTTGATGGAAGAATTAGGTTTAATTAAGACAGGTGACATCCAAATCACCCCTACTGGCTCTCTCTATATTGAGAAGTTGGCCGATACCCTACATCGGGTGAAGAAATACCGCCTGACGTTAGCCGACGGCTCGAACAGGGAACTTACATTCAAGGAATATACCGTCATCTCTAAGGGAGTGACGGAGACTAACGCTAAGTTTGTGAAACTGCATGACGGCGAGCTGATAGCTGTAAGCCAGATAAGGTCAATCAAGCCCTACGATGTAATCGTGGACACGAGGAAGGAACGTTTATGAGACGAGTTATGACAGATGGCGATAAGGTGGTGTGGTACTGGATGATCCAGCCGCACCAAAAGAATCACGGCCGCTGTAAGCCACTTGGGGATGGACTTTGTGCCATTAAGATGATAAGATACGAGAACTGGAATGAGGATAATAAGTCATGGGAGCCCGAACCGATGGACAACCATGCTACCCCCGAACAGGAACAGGTGTTGGACGCATATTAACATTTTGGAGGTGGAAAGGAATCTGATGCGAGAGACCTATTATGAGGTCTTTAGAAATCTTGTGTTTCGTGCCATTCAGCGTGAGACGCGCCTTAGTGAGCGCCAAGTTGCTCAACTTAGGTGGAGTCAAATTCATGACGATGAAATTATCACGGCTTATCGCCGCCACGCGAAGATGAGCAGGGAATTGGTAGAGGCTCTGAACCTTTTGCCACGCACCCATTCCCTAGTCTTTTTCGGCACTTCCCTTGCCCCACGGCAAGATTCGGAGGCCATGAGAGAGCTCAGGGAACAGTTCGCCTTAGAGGCCCAAAAGCAACGTGGATCACGAAAGATTTTTACGTTTACTTGGGGTAGCCGGGCGTTGACAAAATAGCTACGCTCATGCTAAAATAAGGGCAGTTACGAACTTTGACAGAGTGGAAATACAATCGCTGGAGGTAGCGAGACGTATTGGCAATCAATTTATTCCTATATTCAAAATGTCGCACAATGCATATTCAATTATGTCAAGTCTAGGAATAATGTCGCACAAGGTTGTCAAGTGAAAATCTCTACCTCCGGGTAGAGATTTTTTCGTGAATGGGGTTTAGAACTGTTCGGCTCTAAACTCCACAGCGAAAACATCACACCGGCGCTCAAGAATTGATGAGGCCGGGGATAAGTAGCTGTTGAACTACCAACATTTAAGCCATTAGAAGGAGGTATCTATGGCAGGAACGAAAGAAGGGGGGCGCAAGGCTAAGATGACAAACTTAGCCAGGCACGGCGAGGATTTCTATGCTCGCATTGGAAGCAAAGGTGGCAAGCTTGGCACTACAGGTGGCTTCGCTAGTGAGGCAGTCGGTGCTGATGGCCTAACTGGGCCAGAACGTGCCAAGAAAGCCGGTGCGAAGGGCGGCCACATTAGCAAGCGTGGCAAAGCTAAAGCTCACGCCAAACAATATCATTTAGCGAGCGAGGTGGAAGATGATCCACAGCGCCAAGAGTCAATTCACAAACATTTCGATGTGTTTGGTTGGCTCAAGAAGAAATAAACGGAGAACATAAACATGGGTAAAAAGAAATCATTAAGCGCGGCCGAGGAGGAGGCTCTTACTAAAGAACTTGAACAGCTACAGGCCGATGAGGACGCTTACTACGAAGAACGTCAGCAGACGTTTGACTATATCACGGACGAGCTCTGCGCTCTATCCGAGACTAACTACCGACAATTTATTCGCTCTGTGAGGCTTCGCCGCCGTGCAAACCTTGCGAGAGGGAGGATGACAGCAAATGCCTAACGAACCGACCTTAGCTGACTTATTTGCTGAAATGCTTACTGAGTACGAGATATTCGTCAATAATTCCGAACAACTCATCAAGGAGGCTAAGGCGATTCTAAGGAAACAGAGTAAGGAGAAGAAATGACAAGGAAGGAACGTATAGAGAAGCTTACGGATTTTCTCTTAAAAGAATATCCTCACACCCAAGCTTTCAACACACCTAATTGGGCTGGAGATTACATGGAGAGCGTATATGAGGACAAGAGCATAGAAGTGCTTTATGCGCCTATGTATGGCTATGTGGAGATATTTGGCCTGACAGAAAGCGAGTTCAAGAACATCACGGTAATTGGCGAGTGGGGTAGTCGTTTCACGCTAGGGGAGGAGGAAGATGACGAAGCCAGAGATTAGGAAGCTTCACGCTGACGAGATTGATGCTCGGGTGAGCCAAGTGTTTGAAGCTGGCGCGGTGCTCTTACTTTATAAGGATGCTCGTGTGGATCAGCGAATCTTAGACGAGACATTCGGGGCGATGAACTGGAAGCGCTCTCATCAGCTCATCGGTGAAAATCTCTACTGTACGGTTGAGATATGGGATGCCGACAAGAAAGAGTGGGTGTCCAAGCAGGATGTCGGCACGGAATCCTACACCGAGGCTGAGAAAGGCCAAGCATCCGATTCTTTTAAGCGAGCTTGCTTCAACTGGGGTATTGGCCGCGAGCTTTACACCGCACCATTCATCTGGTGCAAGGCCGATGCGATTACCGACTCTGGCGCAGAGATTACAAAGAACTCTAAGGGAAAGCCGACCATAAAAGGTTTCGCACCGAAGGTCGACTCTATCTCTTATGACGATAAGGGTAATATTAACGGCCTCACGATTAGCAATAAAGGGAAGGTGATCTATAAGAAATGAAAGTTCTAGATACGATTCCTCTAATCAAAATGGCTAAGGATGAGGACTCTGAAGAGAAAGAACGCCTTGCTCAAATGGAGCACGATTATGACGATTTGATTCAGATGCGCTCACAGGGTGTTAAGGAGGCTAAGGCCCAGGGCTGTATGCTCGGTTATTGGAAGGAGGGAGCATGAGTGAGTTTCTCGATATGGTCAAGGATATGACTGTAGCTGACGCTATTGAGCTCAATAAGAAGGCTCAGGAGTCAATGGGTGACCCCACGATATTTGATTGAGCAACCCTCTTAGGTGCGAAGAGGTTAAACATCGTACAGTTCCTGAATAGTAGATAGAGAGTTCAATTCATGAAATACCGTTAATCTGGTGCACTACTGGAAGTTCGTTTTGGTATGACTTAAACATTCTCATATGTCTTGTAAAGATTTTTCTTGACCTCTCTCTATCGAACAGCCTAAGCCAGCATAACTATGTCAACTAATGCACATAGCCCACCTTAATATTGCTGGCTAGGCTTTATGGAGTGAGTGGGGCTAAACCCTACGAACTCCGTGGACATATTCTCGCGTGGACGGTTGGGGGTGTTTGAGAGCATCCCCAACCTGATACGTTTACATGGCCGCTGGGCCAATAACCCGTCCAGCGACCACCATCAATATTAAGGAGGTAAGGGTGAAGGGTAACATAATCAGCCGTAGTGGAGACGATGAAGCTCAGTTCTTTGTACGGTTTAAAGGTATTGAACGATACCACGAGTACCACTCCATCCGTGAGCTCACCAGCGAATGGCGAGACCAGGACGAGTGGATGGAAAACGAGGTGAAGATTCTCGAGCGTCCTAAGTCTGAAGCTCGCCGAGTGATTGACCTATTTTTGAAACGGATCAAGCACATCCCGACCGACAAGGCCGGTTTTGATGCCTGGAAAGCTAATGATGATATTTATCAAAAGGAGGGCAAGAAATGACACCACAACAAATGAAGCTCGCCGAGCTCAAAGCTCTAGTACGAGCTTGGAACAAAGAGAAGTCGCTGACCGTGGCCTACGATATATGCGAGTTCTTGGCAAATAACTTAGATTTGGAGGAAGACAATGACTAAGCAAGCAGGTAATGGATGCGCCATCGGAGGCCTTTTAACGGCCATTCTAGCGGTTTTTATAGCAGGAGGCCCACTCAGCATCGCTACGCTGGTGCTCGGCATTCTGGCAATAAATGGCGATGTCTGGGCTAAGACTCTTGGCATCATTGAAATTATCATTGGCGTGATTTTCATCATCATCACGGCTCTGTACTTGAGCATGGTGTAGGGGGCATATGAAACTACGCAATAAAAAGACAGGCGAGATATTTTACCCTGACGATTGGGAAGCATTTGAACCAGCCGATCCACTCATCAAAGACGAGAAAATCCGCAAGGCAGTCAGAGCGTGGGCAGAAGTTAACTCGATTGAGGAAGTTATATATGCCGAGAGGTCGGACAGAAGTTTGTGCGTCATAACAGACATGGGAGATTATGATTTCTGCATCGAGTTCGTCGGTTGGATGCCAACGCTTAAAGACGGCGAAACTTACACCATCACCGAACTCTGCGGTGAGGAGGAAGAATGAAAGAATCCACGATCCAATGCCATGTAGCAGACTATCTGCGGCTTCAGTATCCGAACGTTCTATTCCATTCTGACTATGGATCGGGCATCAAACTCACTCCAGGCCAAGCAAGGATTCAATATCGTCAGAACGGTGGCCGTAGAGCCTGGCCCGATATGTTTATTGCAGAGCCGCGCACGGTGGTTGTCGGCAAAGACAAATACCACTATGCCGGTCTTTTTATTGAGTTGAAACGTGACGGCACTCGCATTCTAACTAAGAATGGCACTCTCGTAGCTGACCCACACATCCGTGAGCAGCACGATCTGCTCGTAGAACTTGAGCACCGGGGCTACAAGGCCTCTTTTGCTGTAGGTTTTGACCAAGCCAAACAGATTATTGACGAGTACCTCGGCAAGCCTCACGAGGCGGTGGAGTTCTAATGGTCAACTACCTTATCAACGTTAATCAGCAATTTGTAGACAAAGATTCTGGCGAGACTATTTTCGCTGGTTCAGTTTTCAAGACCCCAGACATCGGCCGGGCTAAGAACATCATCAACCTAAGGCTTGGTACGTTTGGTGGAGTGGAGCACGGGAAACGTAAAGGCAACCGTATCATGATCCACCAGAAGTACTGTTTCAAGATTGGTGGCATTGAGACGGCCAATCTAGCCATCGCTGAGGCATTCAAGGGTCGCAACATCATGTTCGTTTTTGGCGATGCCGACTTTAATATGGCGATGGAACTTGGGCGTTATCATGACGTTATTATCGACAACGGCACTCGTACCTACGAGTGTGACGTGGCTGTCTTTACTAACTACGACTCAGCGCCATCCATTATCAAGAGAGTCAAGGCTCGGAAGATTTATCAGCAGATTCATGCCGATTTTGAGAACCTGAAGAAGATTCCTATTTGGCGCGATTTCTCATGGCATCCTGACCCACGTATAGACCGTGTTTTAAGTGTGTCTGTGACCGCACAGGAGGCTCTACAACGCGTTTTTCAGCAAGAGTCGATAGTTGTACCGAATATTCTGCTAAAACCCAAACAATCCTCTTATGTTTTTATTATTCTAAGTCGAGCTACGCCAGAGAAGGGCATTGATGATGTGGTGAAGCTTCTCAAACGTTTTGACGAGGCCGACAAGGATTATGTGGTTTTTCTGTGCTCGAGTGTGGAGCAAGCCCAAGACTACGACCAAGTATATCTAAGAGACAATCCACGGGTCATAGAGGTTCAACCAAGCCCTCATGCCAAAGAATTACTCCGTGGAGCAGATATGTTGATTCAACTCTCTAAAAATGAGAGCTATTGCTATTCCGTCCGTGAGGCACTCCAGATGGGCGTGCCGTGTTTAGTGTCAGACGTGCCAGAGCTAAGAAAGCTCATCAAGGATGGGAAGAACGGCTACATCTACCATGAGGATATGGATATTGATAAGATATTTGACCGAAAGATGAAGGCCAAGATGAAAGAGTACCACGAAGACATAAGCCCACTATGGGAGAAGGTAATGGATGGAGAATTATGATTCTAAGTATTTTAATACCCATGTATAACAACTGCGCAAATGTGGCCAACACCCTCAAGCGTATTGGTGACCAAGCTACCAAACACGGCTATATGGATCACATCCAAGTCATTGTAGTCAATGATGGCTCAGAGGAAGATGCCACACAGGTTGTAGAGACTTGTGAGGATTATGGCTTCGAGTATTATTGGCAGGAGAACTCTGGCGAGGGTCGCGCACGGAACGAGGCCCTAAAGCACGCAAAAGGGGAGTATTTCCAATACATCGATGCCGATGATGAGATTACCGATGATTATCTAGAGGTTTCAATGGAAGAAGCCGAGATGGGTTACGACTTGGTTGCGCGCGCATGGAAGTTAACGGACGGGCGTATCGGCGATAGGCATGAAGAGCCGCTCGTGAACTGGAATGTATGGAGTTGGATGTTCAAGACAGAGAAGTTCAACCAGTTCAAGTTTGATGAGAATAGGCTTTTTGCAACCGATTACTTTTGGCTGAAGGAGGCCGTAGAACAGCCCCTCGATGTCTACTTCGGCAATAGCGTGATTAACATTTACCATACCGACAACCCGAACTCACTCACGAATAAATGGTTACGAGGTGAGCTCGCTGAGTTTAAATCTGACAAGCCGTCCGCCTCGTGATATTGAGACCTTATGAAAGGTGTGACGTTAGTATTTACCAAGCAAACTGCTGGCACGAATAAAGACAAGTTCGGCAACCTTATCCCTGTCACTACTACCGTATCCGTTGACGATTGTCTTATCGCGCCTATTATCGAGCCCACAACAGCCCGTGAAGAACAGGCTATTCAGCAGGGCAAGATTCAAGTTCGCATCCACTTGCCGAAAGCATCTGATGCGGACGTGTCCGACTCTACCGTAGAGTGGGGTGGCAAGAAATTCCATCTTGATTCTGATTCAGTTGTCTTTATGAACGATAACTGTCCGACAAGGTGGAACAGATACTTTAGGGCGGAGGCTGTCTATGAGTAAGAGTGAAAATGTTGAGGCGATGGTCATTGAATGGCTCAATGACTTATTGGCCGATTATCCGGCATCGTCTGATACCCCTAAAAACTTACCTGACCAATTTATCCTTGTAGAGCGCACAGGTGGCTCTCGTGTGGCTATGGTCGGGGATGCCGCCGAGATTCTGATTGAGGTCTACAACAAGGAGTTCCGTTCAGATTGCTCAGAGATCGCCAACTATATTGCGGATCATATCAAGGGCTTGCCTGAGACTTATGATGACATCACGGACGCTTCAGTCAACTCTATCATCTCTCTTGATGACACCATCAAGCAGTATCATCGTTATCAGATTTATGTGGATGTATTCCACAGCAGGGTCGGCGCAGATTACACTCCGACACCCACTCCGATCCCTACGGCCTAAGAATGGCTTGTCGTTTCTGACAAGCCTTTTTTGATGTGTTATTCAAGAGGCAACAGATATTAACGCAACTGGAGAAAATGCGGAATGACCCAATATTACAAGAAAGACGAGAACGGCGAGTTTGTCGAAGCCGATTTATCTCAGGAAGACATCAACCAAGCTGTCAAAGAACGCGTGGATAGAGTCAACCGAAAATATGCCGACTACGACAGCCTCAAGGAACAGATTGAGAAGTTCTCAGCGAAACAACGTGAGGATGAAGACCGTATCAACAGCCTACTCTCAGATAAAGCTAATCTTGAGGATGAGGTGAAGGCTTCTAAGCTGGAAGTCGAAAAGGTACGTATCGTCAACGAGTTCAAACTCAATGATGATTTAGCCGAGTTCGTCACAGGCAACTCAGCCGAGGAAATGCGGACGCGAGCTGAAAAGCTGGCTCACAGCACGACCACACCGGCCGTAGATGTCACGAAAACCGAGAAGCCGGAAGTTAAACAATCCGACTTGCAGGTTCTGGCAGATAACTTATTCGGGTCTAATCAACCTAACAAATAATAAGGAACAATTACATGGCAAATCCACTTTTGACCAGTGCTCTTGACCTTGCCGAACACACCGCTTCTGGCATTTGGAAAAAGAACATCAAAGGCGGAATCATCGGACAATTAACTCCAGATGATCCACAAATTATGATTGGTGGTACTGACTTCTTTACCTTTACTGGTACCCCGAAAGCTGAACTCGTAGGAGAAGGCGCGAACAAATCTAGCATGGATGGTACTCCAGCTAAGGTCACGAGCAAGACCTACAAAGTACAGCTTACCTATCGCTTCAGCGATGAAGTTCGCTATGCTGACGAAGAATATCGCCTACGCTTGATGGAAGCCCTCGCTGGCAACATCGCTACTGGCGTTTCTCGTGCAGTTGATCTCGTAGCTATTCATGGTATCAACCCATTGACCGGCTCGAGCGCCGCTTCCGTCACCGACTACATCACGAAGAACGGCAACGGTACTGTCATTAACTCCACGAGTGCTACCCCAGAGGTAGACATCGATGCTGCGGCCGCCGCTTTGCAAGGCCACGGCTATGTAGCTTCTGGTATCGCTCTTGACCCTGTCTATGCTGGTGTCTTGGCTCGCACGAAGAAGACCAATGGTGACCGCGTGTTCCCAGAATTAGGTCTTGGCTTCAACGTTGAGCGCTTGGCTGGCATTCAGGCCGCCGTCAGCAACACCGTTTCTGGTACTGCTGAAGGTGTCGCATCCAACACGGGTGTCGGTGGTATTATGGCTGATTGGAACGCCTTTAAGTGGGGTATTGCACGCCGCGTGCCTCTACACCTCATTGAATACGGCGATCCAGATGGTGCTGGTGACTTGCAACGCACCAACGAGGTTGCTATCCGCGCTGAAGTTATCTTTGGCTTCGCTATCCTCGATGACAAAGCGTTCGCTATCATCAAGCAAGCTCAGGTTTCGGCCTAGTCGGAACGCACAACAAGAACCCCCACTCAGGGGGTTCTTTTTATCTGACAAATATTTTTAAACATAGTATCTAGGAGGTATATGGCAAGCCCTAACCAACGTAGTTATATTAAGGACTTAGCGGTTCTTAAACTGAAGGAATTTAAGGAGTTTAAGGAAATGCTCTACGCTAACGATATAGTTGGCGTAGACTCTGAAACCGTTAAGAACGCTAAGAGTGTTGACGAGATTCTTGATGCTACGACCGATCTACAGGCCTCTAAGATGATTGGAGTTCTACAAAGCCGTCCAATGCCCGTTCGAGTCAGAGCCTACTCGCCGAAACGTTCCGAAGAAGTCATCCGCTTGCTAGACGAAATCAAGGCCACAGTAAACGATTGGAGCTACGATGAATTACGGTAGTTTATCCACCACTATTGATAAGAAGCTCAAGCGAGCTATTGACCTTATCATGAATCAGGAAGTTGACCCTGAGGTTCGCCGGTTGAATCTAGAGATTCTACTCCGTGAGGTCGGTGGCGAAGTCTACGATGTCATTTACAAGATGAATGCCTACGATTTCGAGATTGAGTACACCACGGGTGTTGGCCAGGGTGACCGCTTCTATGGCATGGCTAAGAACCTGTCCGATTCTATTAGTCTAGGCGGTAAGGATGCCGTAGACGAACAGTTGAATCTATGGTTGCAGGATGTAATCCATAAGGCTCAGTATGATTCATTTTCGGCCGCCGCTGAAAGTGGTAAGTACCGTGTGGTCACTCGCACCGAGCGTTATGATTGCTGTCCGTGGTGCAGGAGTCATGTAGGCACGTTTATTGAGCCATCTAACGAAGTATTCCGTCAGCATGACAACTGCCGTGGTACGATTCGCACAGAAGGTTGGCGATCTCATAATGGAACATTGACCGGCAAGGGTTGGAAACAAGAAATATAGGAGGAACTATGGCGAAGAAATCTACCAAGAAAGAAGAATCTATCAAGGTGGTCGAGCTGACTAAGGTTAAGTGCGCTACTCCATTCTACGATACGGCCGTCCAAGCTAACCGCTGTACGGGCGAAGAATGGGAAGTTGATGCCGAACGGCTTGCCAAGATACAAGCCGCCGAGAAGCACTACGGAGTGCAAATTATTGAAGTGTTATAATCAAGTTAAGAAAGCACGTCACAGCACGGTTAAGTCTGGTAATAAGGGAAAAGCAAAATGCCAGACGAATTTATCTCTTACATAAATAGTACTGCAAGCCAACTGTTGAATAAACTACAGACATTGGCATTTTCTGCAGGAGAAAAGTACAACTATTACAATGCCGACCAATTAGTGGTCGACTTAGGTGTTTCTGTACCTAAGAAGTTCAGATTCATGAAACCAGGTGTGGGATGGGCTTCTCGCGCCGTTAATACAATTAGTGACCGTCTTAATTTTGACAGCTTCGCTAACGACACTTTTGGTGTCAACGATATGCTCGAGAACTCCAACGCCTTTACGGTCTTTAATAAAGCTAAGACGGATGCTCTTATTGCCGGATGTTCATTCATCGCAACTCTACCGACCGAGGATGGGGGAGTGAAGCTTTTGCCATTTACGGCTACGGAGGCCACGGGTACGATTGACGAACGAACTAATATGCTCGAAAATGGCTTGGCCGTTGTCAGATGGTATCCGTTTGATGACAAGAATCTCACATGGAAAGATTGGTGCAAGGTCGGCCTCGTACCGGCTGACTACATCCTATTTGGCCGCACCTTTACCGCCTATTTTGTGAATCAGCGACTTGTGAACATCGTAGACAACCCGACTGGCCGTCCGTTGCTTCACGTTCTCACACATCGCCAAAGCGCCGACCGTCCGTTCGGTAAGAGTCGCATCAGCAACACAGTCCGTAGGATCGTAGACGAGGTAGCTCGTCTCAAGGTTCGCTATGAGATTGCCGCTGAGTTCTATTCCACTCCACAGCGCTATATCACGAACCTCGCCGAAGGTTCAGTATCTAGCGCCGATCTTGAATCCGCTATGGGGAAAATATGGGCTATCACGAAGGATGAGGACGGGGAGAAACCTGATATTGGTCAGCTTGCTCAAATGTCTATCAACCAGTTCAGCGACCAAAAGAAAGACCTCGCACGCGACTTTTGCGCTGAGACCGCTCTCACACTTCGCAACTTAGGCTACGAGACCGCCAACCCGACCTCGGCCGAGAGCTTATCGGCGATGTCTGATGACTTACTCTTGGAAGCTCAGGAAAGCCAACGTGAGCTTGGACGTGAGTTCAAAGAGATTGCCATCTCTATGAGACTCATCTTAGACGGCAACTCAACTATACCGACTCGTCTTAATGACATTGAGGCCACATGGAGGCCACTATTCCAGATTGATATTGGATCGGCAGGTGATGCCGCCTATAAGCTCATCCAGGCTATGCCAGAGCTCGCAGGAACGGTCACGCTTTATCGTATGCTCGGCATGAGCACTAGAGAAGCCGAAGAGCTTGCACGAGCCAAGAACAATGCAAGGCCATCAAACTTTATGGCTGTGGAGGGTGAATGATGGATGTGGCCATTATCGTAGCTATCATCGCTGGGGCTTTTGGGCTGTTAGAGACGATTGCTACCATCATCTCAACTATCATCCAACTCCGTACAGCAACGAGGAACTCGGCCAAGTCAGATATATTGCAGATGATTATGGAAGACCATCTCGCTATCCATGAGAATCGCCTACCGACTAATTACCAGAACATTCTCAACGCCTACGAACGCTACCACAACGCCGGTGGCGATGAGTATATTACTGACAAGAAGGAAGAATATAAGCGATGGTACAAGGCCATCGAGAAAGGGAAGAAATAATGGCAGGAGCAGTTTATGCTACGGTGTCTGATCTATCCACCTTTTGGAGACCGATTGAGACATCCGAAGAACCACGTGCCAATGATTTACTTGCGCTCGCAAGCTCTCGTCTACGTCTATATGCGGCCAAAGCTGATATTGACCTAGATGTAGAGATTGCCGCTGACGAGGATTACGCATCGGCCGTTAAGTGGGTAGTCATGGAAGCCACCAAGCGTGCTATGCAGACACCTGTTGATGTACCGCCTGTGGATAACTATTCTCAGTCGGCTGGGCCTTACTCCGAGAACTATCGCTTCACGAATCCGTCAGGCGATTTATGGTTTAAGAAAGCAGAGCTCAAGACTCTTGGTATATCTGGGGTTCAAATCGTAACATCAATCACACCAAAGACAAGGAGAGATATTTATGGCGAACAAAGTCTTTAATATGGCTGGTGGCCGTCATTCAGCGGCCGCTTATTCAGCGTTTGAAGATGCCCTTTATGGATCGTGTGTAGCCGCTGACACAGATTTTGTCTGTACGGCTGGCACGGGTATGACCGTCCAACTTACGGCAGGGGATGGTCTTATTTCAACTGGTTCACGCTACGCAAGGCGCATTCAAGCTGATGCCACCAACACGATTACTATCACGGCCGCCTCAGCGACCCTACCTCGCACCGATGCTATTGTGGCCTACATCGACAACGCTGTCACCCCTAGCACGAGCTACACGGACAACACGAATGGTATTCTCAAATTCGTGGCTGTCGCAGGTACTCCAGCATCCACTCCATCAGCGCCAAATTCCACCACGATCCAGTCATCTGTAGGAGCTGGCAACCCTTATATGGTTCTATGGGAAGTGACCGTACCTGCAGGCGCTACGGCTCTTAATACTGCTACCTTTACCGATAAGCGTACTTTTGCCGGTGTCACGGATGGCTCTATCACGACCGACAAGCTCGCTTCGAGTGCCGTCACTACGGCTAAGATTGCTGACGATGCAGTCACGGCCGATAAGATTGATTGGACTACGATTCAGACGGTAGTAGCACCGAAGCCATCGTCAGGCACGAGCCTATCTATCCAGGTACCGGCTGGCAAATGGAAAATATTCGGAACGGTGATGTTTGTTCAGAGCAACGGTACAAGTGGCTATGAGCAAGTGGGGCTTCAGGTAGGTACAGATGACCGTAGGCAAAACATCGACTTCGTAGCTTCGTCTAGCGCACGCCGTGGGTGTGTCACGGTCGCTGACTGGTGCGATGTCAACGCTACGACCACTATTACCCTAAGCGCACCTACTGGTTCAACGCTTCGTTATTCATCCTGTTCACTATTCGCTGAACGATACTACTAAACAGAAGCCCCCTCAAAACGGGGGCTTTTTTGTGCGAGACGATACTTCACCCATCTTTTGAATAAAAACCCCGTACAGAGCGTTTTAAGCACTTTATATCGCATTTCTGACACGGGGGTTCTATGTGTGTATGATGAAACTATAACCGAGCTTGATTATTCAGGTTGGGCTACTACTCCAAACAGGAGAATCTATTAAATGGATGCATCAAATGTATCTTTCGGTAAATCCAAAGCTACTGGCGCTGTCTATCTAGCACCAGCCGGCACCACCGTTCCTACGGACGGTACAACTGCCCTCGGCGCGGCCTTTGTCAACATGGGCTACATCTCTGAGGATGGCTATACCTACAACGTTGAAACGGACACCGAAGAAATCAAGGAATGGAACGGACGTGTGGTTCTTGAGGAGCAATCAAGCTTCAAAGAAACCCATACTGTCAATTTCTTGGAGACCAATATCAATACCCTCAAAGCTATCTTTGGCGATGCTAACGTCACTCAGAATAACAACATCATCACGGTCAAATCGACCGGCGCGGCTCTTGAAGAACACGTGCTAGTCATCGAGTTGGCTCTTACTGGCAACCGTATCCGCCGTGTGGTTGTACCTCATGCTAAGATTGCGGATCGCTCTGGCGAAACTGTCTACAACGCTACGGAAGCTATCACTTACCCAGCAGTATTCAGCGCAAGCCCAGATGCAAGCGGCAATTACCATATCTCTTACACTTCTACTGTCGCTATTACCGCCTAGTAGATCATATAGTCTCCACGAGCCCCCTCGCCATAGGGGGCTTTTTCTGACCTTGAACACCATCCGTGATATAAGGTGAACAAGTAAAAGGAGACTATTTTATGGCAGAAAAGTCCGACAAAGATATTGAGTTTGAGGGCTTCAAATTTAAATTCAACGCTGATGTTTTAGACGATATGGAGTTTCTTGAGCTGTCTGAGCGTGTGGAGAAGGGGGATTTATTGGCTTATCCGAGCCTCGTCAAGATTCTGCTCGGGGAAGAAACCTACGAGAAGGCGAAGGCATATTTTGCCGAGAAGTACGGACGTTTTACAGCTACGAAGTGTGGCGAGCTGTTTAATAAGACTCTCGCTACAGTCGACCCAAAAGAATAACCCTGCTACGAATACGCAGGGATTATCCAGATGAGCTTGAGGCTGATTTTCAACAGTACTACAACCTAGATATTGCCACCGTGCCGGGGGATCGGGCGGCTCGGCTTTTATTCCAACTACCGAGGGGTAGCCGTACCTTGCTCAAAATCGTTCCTCAAAACGAATGGGGGTGGAATGAGATACTCCAGAATAAGACGAACCATCTCTTAGAGGTTTTGGTGTGGACTAAGACGAAGGACGCTCAGAAGAAGAACCCACAGAACTATCCTAAGCCTTATATCCCGAAGTTCCTACAGACTGAAGAAAAGAGACCAACAGAGCAGGTTGCGATGTCCGTTGAGGACTTACAAGCGTATCTGACAAAACCACGTAAATAGGGGATAAAGAAATCAAATGGCAAAGAGCAGAAACTACTTCATCGTAAACATCCCAGGGGGTGAGGAAGTCCTTGTAGATTGGGCGAACGAGTTATGCAAACAAAGTGCTGAGGCCATTCAGAAAAGAATGACAAGGTTCAGCCCCAAGTTCACGACTCTTAGCGAGTATGGTGATCCGGCTGGCTTCGTAGATGTTAGCGAAGGTGAAGTTGAGCGAACTCGTGGCAAGAAAGCCAGAGCACCTTATGGCCATCGTAGAGCATATTATGTTAAAGCTGGAGCTTTTGGCACATCTAGTGGAGATATTGCAAGGCTTCTCAAGAAGGCGAAAGATGCTGGCCGAGTCTAGGTGCTATACTAGAATTAAGAAACACTACGCCACAGAGCGGTTAATCTGGACAGAAGGAGAGACCGTTAAATGGCAACAAACTTAGGTACTGCATACATCCGAATCGCGCCAAGACTTGATGGCGTTTCGAGTTCTATCACATCCGCACTCACAGGTGGTGCTAGTGGCGCAACAGGGGGCATCAGTAGTGTTCTATCTGGCGCTGTCGGTCAGATAGCGATTGGCACGGCATTAGGATCGGCTTTAGTGGCCGGTGTAAAAGCCGTTGCCTCAACTATCATCAACACCGTCAAGGACATTATCGGTGCGGCCACCGAACAGATGGACTCTGTCATTCGCACGAAGGTGGCTCTTAGCCAGATGGGATATTCTGAGAAGGAAGTCGCTAAGAACCTTGAGAAACTACGCAAGAACGCTAATAAGACAGCCGCCGACTTCGGCGATTTGGCTGATGGTTTTCTCGCATTAACTGCATCCTGGAAAGACATCAACCTTACGGCCGATGCAACTCAGGCTCTGTCTAACGCTATTCTCGCTATGGGCGGTACACCAGAGATGGTGGCCAACGCTATCACTCAGATTGGCCAGGTTGATCTTGACGGGCCTCTTGATGGTGAGACATGGCGCTCGCTTCGTAACTCTGGCCTTATCCCTGTTCTCGGTACGATTGCCGAAATGAACGGCATGACTCTTGCACAGTACAAGGAGGAACTTGGTGGTAATGGATCACTCCCGACTAGGAACTTTATTGAAGCCCTTATTGAGCTAGATAAGCAGGGCAACGAGACTCAGAAATCTCTTGAAGAAATCGCTATCTCTAATGCCGCCGCCACTTGGTCGGGGTCATGGGAGGCCGCCAAAGAGAACATTGTATCGTCTGTTTCTAAAGTCATGGAGAAGATATGGTCGGCAAGTGGTCTTGGCCAGAAGATTATTGATATTGCCGATACTATTGGCGAAAACATCCCGAAGGTAGTTGAAGAAATAAAGAATCGCATTACAGCGTTCTTGGCCGAGACTGGTCTAGACAAGTTCTTGCCAAAGTTGATGGAGTTTATCGGTGGTACGATTAAGCTTCTCTACAACCTCAGCATGATGGCTCTAACCCCAGTTTTTACGATTTTATCAGCCCTATATAACAACGTCCTAAAGCCTCTTATCAACATCATCTCAACTATCCTCACGCCTGTCCTAGAAGTTCTTGGTGGAGTGTTTGAGTGGTTGAGCAACGTGATTAGCGACTTTACCAACTCGACCCTCGCAGAGTTCGTGGGCGGCTTTATAGAAGGTGTGAAGATTGGTTGCCAGATTCTTGGTCAAGTGCTCAAGGGGCTCTGGGACGCTATCGTGGCCATATTCCAGGGCGTAGGCAAGTGGTTTAGCGACACGTTCGGTGGTGCTATCCAGGCTATTAAGAACGCATTTTCGCCTATCGTCCAATGGTTCAAGGATCGGTGGAATGATATTAAGAATGTATTCAAGGGTGTCCGTGACTTAGGCAAGAATATCGTAGAAGGTTTGTGGAACGGTATCAACGACATGGTCGGATGGATTAAAGAAAAGATTAGTCAGTTCAGCGAGAGTGTGCTTAATGGCATCAAGGAGTTCTTTGGCATCCATTCGCCATCTAAACTTATGGCCGAGCAGGGTAAATATATCGCTCAGGGCTTAGGCGAAGGTATCGCCGACAACGCCAAGTATGCTGTCAATGCGATTGATGATTTATCTCAACAACTATTCAATGAAGCTGTAGGGCTGAATGCCGATATAGGAATGCTTCAACCTCAGTTGTCGGCAGGGTCATTTGTCCAAGCTGGAGCGTACCAGGCTCAACCCCAAGTGGTTCAGAATAATACATTCAACCAAGTCGCAGATGATTTAGATGTAAAGGAGGCCTCTAAGCTACTAGGCTTTGAAGTAGCAACGGCAATTTAGGAGACAACATGAATAATATGCAATTATGGCTTATTAGCTCAACAGACTCTATCAACCTCAACTCAGCCGCTGACGGCTACTATCTCAACCCCGACCTTGATGGTTTGACGGGTTTGCCTAGCATTCGTAGCTCAAATGGCGTGAACGCTGGCTATGATGGCGGTTGGACATCCACTCAACTATGGGATTCTCGCCTCATCACGATTCGTGGCCTGATTGTAGATAAGGATGGTTCACAAGTTGAACTAAAACGCAAAGCCCTCTCTAAACTCGTGGGGCAGGGGAAGAAAGAGCCTCTGACTCTCAAATTTGTGACCGAGTTCGGCCGAACCTATACTTGCACCGTCCGTACCACGAATTGTACGATGGCACTCCAGAACATATTCACGCGCCAGGAGTATCAGATTCAACTCCGGGCTGATGATCCGCTCATCTATGATGATGGCGGTAATGACGTAAAGGCCACACTCCGTGTCACGGAAGACAACACAGGTTTTGAGATTCCTTTTGACATTCCTCTAGACATTAGTGGGGGTGCTGATCCTGTAGTAGTTGATGCCGGTGAGGATACTAATTATCCTCTCATCACTATGTATGGCGAACTCCATTCACCAACCATCGTTAATCAGACTACTAACCAACAACTCCAGCTCGGGGCTGACCTTAATGGCCTCATACGAGATTGGAATGAGACCGACACGGCAACTGGCAATTCGTTTCAAATCACGAACAGCACAGAATATGATGCACCGATTCTTGATTTTAAACTCAATGGCAACACGGAACAAACGACTTACAGTGGGAAAAACCTAGTCGGCTTGGCACACTCGCCAGCCTCATCGCAAATCCTTAATAATGTCACCGTTTCATCACAAACAGATGAAAAACTCGTTATTGTTTCATCAAATGTTCAGTATGCTTGTTTGCGTCTTTTTTACCAATTACCAGCAGGAACATATACAGCCTCAACAAAAGGAACCTCATCTGATAGTTATGAGCCAAGAATAACAATATACAAAGCAGGCGTAGCAATAGCGCAGGGCGTTACGCCATCATCGCCAAAAAGTTTTACGCTAACAGAGGAAGCCACAATAGATTTTAGATTTTTTGCGACAACTTCAGAGGCAACAGTAAGGACTGTGACTTTTTATGATTTTCAACTAGAAAAAAATAACCAAGCCACCGCTTACGAGCCATACGTTGGCGGAATAGCCTCGCCTAACCCAGACTATCCTCAAGCCGTCAATGTAGTCACAGGCGAGCAGGTGGTAAAGGTGGAGGGGAAAAACCTAAGCCCAATTTCGCAATATCTAGAAATTGTATGGGGAGCAAGCAAGACCGACTATAAAGACTTTTTAAATACTCTACAAGCAGGCACATACACATTTTCCGCCTTATTCACGATAACGGAACGGGATGATACGACAGATGACAGCAAATACGGTATATATTTTGCTAACTCAGCAGGCTTGAATGTACTTGAACGGCCACAATGGGGAGCGGTTGGAGTTGGCGCTACAGCATCTCTAGCCAAAACTTTCACAATTACGGCCGCACAAGTTGGCAATTTTACTAACGCGTACTTTTACGGATGTGGTGGCGCAACTGGAAACCCGAATTCAGGCGAAGCAGATATCACAAACATTCAACTTGAACTCGGCAACCAAGCCACCACATATGAGGCTTTTAGAGGCACGGATTATGAGGTAAATCTTGGGAAAAACCTGTTTGACGCATCAACGGCAACACTTGTCAATAAATATGCTAACACCAACGGCTTAATGGCAGCGGCACCAGATTGGCTTGGAATTGATAGTTTCTTTGAAGTTCAGCCAAGCACACAATATACATTTTCAGCGAAAAATCAGGGCGCAAGATTTTTGTGGAACGAATATACATCCGCAAGTGAGCAGACCTTTATTTCGCCAAGACATGAAAGCACAGGGACATTCACGACAGGAAGTTCAACGCACTATATTCGCTTTTCTACAAACAATGCGAACGCGACAGATTTACAGATAGAACTTGGCTCAACCGCCACCACTTTCGCCCCATACTTCACTCCGATAGAACTCTGTAAAATCGGTGATTACCAAGATTATATTTATAAATCAGGTGATGATTGGTATATTCACAAAGAAATAGGCAAAGTAGTATTAGATGGAACGGAAACTTGGAATTACGAAAACGGCAGGTTTGTATCAAATGCTATGACAAATCTACCAAATGTAGGCGGAAGGCAAGCAGTATATTCAGACTATTTTACTAGTTTATTAAGCGGTTCTGCTGATTATGGTATTTTTGCTTATTACGCAGGTGCGAATTACCAACAGATATATGTTTACGATAAAGATTACACTACCGCCAATGATTTTAAGACTTGGCTCGGCACTCATAACACAACCGTCTATTACATCCTCGCTACTCCAACCGATACGGCTATCACAGAGAGCGCACTTATTACGCAACTGAACGCAATCGTTCAAGCATCGCTTCCTGTCGGTTTGAATAATGTCAGCAACATATCAATCACACCGAATCTCGCAGGAGAGATGGTTTTGACGTATGGTACGGGGTACATTGAAACGCCGCCAGACATGGCAGTCATTGATTGTAAGGATCGTACAGTCAGCATCAACGGCGTGAATGCCTTTAATCTGTTAGCTGATGGTTCAGAGTTTATCCGGCTTGAACCAGGAGAGAACAAGCTTTACCTCACGTCTGAAACTCAGTCCGATTCAGGCTATGCTGAAGTTAAGTTTAAGACAGGAAACCTTAGTATCTAATGGCACACTACGAACTAGAAGTATGGGATAAATCGGGGCAGGTTCTCGGAGACATCCGTCCACTCTGCTCTGGTTTATCCTGGTCTAAGGAGCTCAACGGCTCTGAGACCCTATCATTCACCATTGACCTCACTAGATTCGAGACTTATCTCGAATCTATCGGTATCACGGCTAATCCTTACGAGTTTATGGAGGTTGGCCGTACAGACATTCGTGTCAAACGGAATGGCCAGTACATCTTAGGCACGAATGTCTACCAGATCACCTACATGACATCCGACCCATCCGTCTATATGCAAGTCCAGTGTGTAGGCTATCTCAACTTCTACAAGACTCAGTACGTCACAGCCTCATTCTCTGAAACTAACCAGGAAGACATCCTCTGGGGTCTTATCTCGGCCTGTAATGCCAAGACAGGCGGTGACTATGGTGTCACTCGTGGCACTCATGTCGGCCAATCCGTTCAGCGTGACCGCAACTATACTCGCAAGGAAGTGGCTCTCGCTATTCAACAGATGAGCAACGTGATTGGTGGATGCGATTTTTCGTTCACTCCAGATAAGAAGTTCAACACTTACGACAAACGTGGTTCGTACCGAAAGGACGTGGTCTTGAGCTATGGAGATGGAGGCAACATTCAATCATTCCGTTTTAGCCGTTCTATTGAGAAGGTGGCTAACTTTATCTATGGTATCGGTTCAGGCAACGGTGACGATGCTATTCAGTCCACGGCAGAGGACTCTACGAGTGAGGGGTATCTCTATCGTAGAGAGAAGATTCTGACTTGGAACTCGGTCACGATCCAAGACACCCTCGATGAGCACACCAACTCAGCACTCCATCTTATTAAGGATGTTATTGAACTCCCGACCATCACGGCTCGGGATGGTGCTCTTGATCTATCCGTGGTGGACGTAGGAGACACCATCGTAGTTGACCTCAATGTCAATCTCTCGCTTCAGCACATTGATGGCGAGTATCGTATCCAAACCATTGAATGTCAGGTCGATGAGAATGACTGCGAGCTTACCAACGTATCTTTTGACGATATTGATATTGATGAAATAGTGGCAACTCAGGAGGCGAATGAGTCTTAGGTCTGAAGATGGTATTGCCGAGCAGGTGGCAGATTTAATCCGTGACTATCACGAGATTAAGAATGCCCAGCTCACCTCTCAGGACTCTGGGATGCAGTTCAAAGAAATCACACCTGTCACGGAGTTTATTGATATTGTACCGAGTCAGGGTTGGGGTGAGGTATGGATGGTCACTAATCGGTTCAAGCCAGATCATGACCGTCCGGCCATCTGTGTTCCTCATATGGATATTCAAGTGCCATCCTCTCTTAGATGGGAATGGTCTTATAACTACTTCTTGAACCTTGAGTCAGCTATCGTGCTTGATTCTGACGATAATGTAGTGGCTACGGTTGACGTGTGGCACTTTTTGCACCGCCGTGGTACGGTTGACGGCTCTTATTCGTGGCAATCTCTGTTCTACACTTGGGGCTCTATCTACGCCACCATGACCGTCAAAATCTCACTCCGTGCCACCGACACCGGCACACACACGATACAAGTTGAAACAGCGGAGCAAGGATAATGAGAGATAGTGATAATATCGTTAGTCAGGTAAACGAGCTTCTGAGAGCCTCTCAGGAGCTTAAAACGGCACAATTAGTGGGCGATTCTCAAATCATCATCAAGCACACCACGGCCACTATTACAGCCTCGTCTGATGCCGACACCTATATCACTAGGGCATTCGCTTCATGCCGTGTCACGGCTACCGATCTCAACCCTGGCAACGTACTTATCTGCTACTGTCTACCTGAAGTCCGAATCGGGGGCACTCTTGTGGATAACCTTGACGATGTTTACCAGTTAGACGTTTCTAAGGCCGATGAGGGCTTCGTGGATAAGATGGGATTCCAGGCCAACATTTTTCATTCTGATGATGGTGGTTCTACCATCCCTGCCGAGACCTACACGGTCACGTTCCACATCTACAGCTCGGCTGACGTGACTCTCACAGCCTGGGAAGGAGTTTTTGATGAATAGGGAATCAGATTCTATCACGGACATTGTGGCTCAGATTAGAAACAATCTCATCGAGGCTAAGGAGTATCAGTTCTTTGGCGGTGACGCTCTCATAGTTCACGAGTTTGACGAAGAACTTACGACTGATGCCAACGCAAAATACACTCTAACTCTGGCCCCAGACAACGATATTGGGGTGCTACCAAGTGGAGTGGAGCTCAGGTGGACAAACCTGAACATTTCTAATCAGTCTATGGAGCAGTACAACGTCCGGCCCGTCTATCGGGCTGACGGTGTATTTGAGTGGATCATCCGTGGGGGCACTTATCAGGGCTTCACTACCTACATTTCACTCCAATGGATCGGCAAGGGCACAGCAACTTTAACGAGGACTAACTAATGGGAAACAGAATTTTGCCGGATGGCTCAGTAATGGAAGACTCCGTATGGAAGCAGGTCAGAGCCCGAGCTATCGCCTCTAAAGACCCTGTCTGTGCTCTCTGTGGCAACCCTATTGATATGGATGCCAAACCTTACACCCCTCTAGCTTGTGAGGTGGATCATATCATCCCCGTGAGCCGTGGGGGTGCGCCTTATGACATTGACAACCTCCAACTCACGCACCACAAGTGCAACCGCCAGAAGTCTAATCGGCTTCGCCAAGACTACGAAGACCTAGAGACTGATAACATCTGTCCGATTTCTAACCAATGGTGAAAGCGTGCTTTTTGTCTGACAAATGATTCTGTCCAGGGTACAACAGGGGCAGAACATTAACAGGCCACAAAAAGGGAGCTACTTGGAGCTCCCCTGCAAGGTATCAGACTTTACAACCTACCTTACTAAAACAATATACCAACAGAACCCAAACTGCAACAAATTGGGCAAGCGTGTAAAGAATCTGGGCAACGAGCCAACTCTCGACCCAGCCCCTAGACTACACCCTATACCGAAGGACTCCACGGAGCGGACGGAGGGCGCTTGAAATAATGTAGCCGTAAAGAGAACGATCTCAGCGGAACAGGCCTGTTGAACCGTTAAGTACCCACCAACTCCCTACTAGGGGATAGAGTCTTAATGTCTTTTCTGACAAAGCCCCCATTCTTAGATATTTTGGAACTAATTAAGGAGGTCATAACATGGCTTATGAACAAGTATTAACCTTTTATCCGAAAGAGATGGGCAAGGAGAAGGGATGGTGTCTGAAGAACTGTCGGCTCGGCTTCCGCATCTACACGGGGAAGTATGCTTCCGCTAAAGCCGCTATGAATGCCGCCAAGAAGAACGGCACACTCCATCCACTTAGTGAACTCCCGACCAACTGTTCAGTTCCTGTCTACTACGACACCACGAGCCAGTATGAGCACGTGGTCGTTTTTGACAAGGGAACTTGGTACTCCGATGGCAAGAAAATCTCTAAGCCAACTTGGAACTGTTTCGGATGGGATGAAATGATGGATGGCACTCGGGTGGTCAAGAAGACATCCGGCACGTCATTCTTACCAGCTAAGGGCTATTGGAAGCGTGGAGACATTGATCCACGTATCGGTAAGCTTGATGATTTTTATGCCAACACATTCTATGGCTATTTCGCACCGAATAAGACGATTGCTCGCATTCTACTCAAAGGCAACCTATTCGGATATAACACTCAACGCTGGACACGAGAGTTCCAGAAACGCACAGGCCTCTATCCTGACGGTATGGTCGGGCCGGCCACGTATTCTAAATTAAAGGGATTCGGCTTCAAAGGATGAAGTTTAAAGCATAAGAGGCTTATTTGGATTTTAGACTACGAGATGGTAAATGTACCGTCTTGAATCAGAAAAGCCCTCAGAACGCAAATTAAGCACTTTATATCGCATTTTAAATAGGAGGATATATGGAAGTATTCAACATTGACCCAACCACACTAGCTTGCCTACTTGGCATGGTGGCTGGTGTAGTGGAACTCATCAAGCGCGCCTTTGATAAGGATTGGCGCGCCGTAGCTATCATTTTTGGCGCAGGCCTAGTCGGCACGCTGTCGGCTCTGGCTCTCGGCATCGCACCGCTCGTAGGGGCGGTGGTCGGGTTGGCCGCTAGTGGCTACATCACGATTGCTCAGAATATCGGGTATTAAGATTGAGAGGCTTCGGCCTCTTATCTTGATTGGAGCGCGTTAGAAGACAAACCACTCTCGCAAATAATAATCAATCCATCTGATTAAATTACTGCAAAATCTGTTGATCCTACATAGCGCGTTCCAACTAGGATAAGAGTCCTAGAGTACCTTAGAATCCTGCTCAAGAATAAGGGGGTGTTTATTATGAGCAAGAAGAACAAGAAGAAGCGAGTAAGGATACCGCCTGTCACGACTAGGGATCGCCATCATATCTGCTATCAGAAAAGGAACTGGAGCAAGGGCTATGCTAAGGCTATCTGTCAGGCATTCGTAAGGTATGTACCCGTTGTCTACCATCGTGAGCTTCACGCTCATCTTAAGACCGTACCCGTACCCGACAATGCATTACTGAAAGCCGCTTGGCTCAAGTACCAGGCCAACCAAATCGAGATTGACAGCTATGATGTGTCACGTGCGGCCGCATGGCTCTACGTCAACATTCCTGATGAAGAGTTCAGAAAGGCGATGCAGTATCAGGTCGATTTCTTTGCGACACGCTTCGACCGCTCTGTCTGACAGGGCGGTTTTTCTTTGGTATAAGAGTAATAACGCCGTATGCAGGAGAGGCTAAACTGTGAGGTGTAACTGCCACCAATAGCTCTGTGACGCAGTTCTCACTGGGGCGCGTGGGTTCGAATCCCACTACGGGCGTAGACCTATTCACTCTGCAGGTGCGTAGGCAAACCACTCTTAGGGGTGGTTTTTTGTGGTACAATTTACGCATAGCCTGGCGGCTAACAAGTCCAGCACGGCGTTCTACTCTAGCGTACGATAGGTAGATGTAACTTGCCGTACTGGTACCGACCAGGCCTTTTTGTGCTATAATATCGGCAAGCTATTACGTGGAAGTTCTAGCTGGTGATTAAGCCGCTAGATCATTGGAAGGGTCGGCGGTTTTTTGATGTCTGACAAACCATTTATCTCTTGGTATAGATAGGGCAAATATTAACTGTACTCACAGGCTAAGGAGGTAAATGAGTCTTAGAGTTTTAGAGCTATTCGCTGGTATCGGAGCGTGCAGTAAAGCCCTGACTAATCTCGGCATTGAGCACGAGATTGTGGATGCCGTAGAGATAGATAAGTATGCCGTACAAAGCTTTAATGCTGTCCACGGCACTAATTTTGAGCCGCAGGATATAACTAAGTGGAACAAGGATATAGAGTGCGACCTTATCATGCACGGGTCTCCATGCCAAGACTTTAGTGTAGCTGGGCTAGGCAAAGGTGGAGATAGAGATTCTGGCACCAGATCATCTCTCATGTATGAAACACTCCGAATCGTAGAAAAACTTAGGCCAAAATATGTCATCTGGGAGAATGTGAAAAATCTCATCAGTAAGAAACACCGTCACAATTTTGATGCTTACCTCGAGGCTATGAAAAATCTCGGGTACACAAATTACTATCAAGTGCTGAATGCAAAGGATTACGGCGTACCACAGAACAGAGAGAGAGAGTATTTACTGTGAGTATAAGAACAGATTTAAATGTAGATTTCAAGTTCCCTGAGCCACAAGAGCTCAAAATTCGCCTGAAAGATATACTTGAGCCGAAGGTTGACGAAAAATATTATCTTGACGAAGGGAGGTTGTCCAAGATTAAGCTCTGGGAAAACCGACAGATTGAAGAAGGCCGTGGGTTTCGGTTCAACGTCCACAAAGGTGACGAGATAGCCACCACGAACACTACGAGCTCTGATAGACCATCAACGTCAAATTATTACGCCGAGCCAATGGGGGGTGTACGAATCATGGATGATATTTATAAGAACCGACCAGCTCGGTTTTACGATAAGACAGCTCCAACTCTTAGAGCCAACCATGCAGGGGATTTAAAAGTTCTAGGGGGGGTAGCAATAAGAACGGCCAACAAGCAGGGGTTCGACATGGCAACTGACGGAGATGGGGTGGACTTATCTTATCCCCAAAGTAAGACTAAACGTGGCCGAGTTGGGCACGGAGTTTCTAAAACACTTATGGGAGCAGATTGTATGGGGGTCGTAGAGTATAGGACGAAAAATAAAAGAATAATAGAAACAGCAGAGAAGTCCAACTTCAAGAATGGGGAGACAGAGTATCTGGATATCTACAACAAAACCCCTCGCAAAGATGTGACATCTACGATAAATGCTGGAACAGATTCACACCAAAACAACATCATCGGTACAAACTATCGAATCAGAAAATTGACTCCAAAGGAGTGCTGGAGATTGATGGGATTCTCCGATGGAGATTTCGACAAGGCGAAAGCAAGTGGTGTTAGCGACTCACAGCTTTATAAGCAAGCGGGGAACTCAATCGTAGTAAATGTTTTGGAGGGTATCCTACGAAACCTACTAATAGACCAATAATCCTTTTTGAGCTATCTGGGGGAGTATGGGAGAAGAGATACCACCAAATACGAGCAGTTTATGCCACTTCAGGTATTGCACCGACCTTATGCGCAGGGATGGGAGAAGGTGGTGGCGTAGTGCCTAAGATAATGGAGACTATAGATGACAATTCAAGAAGCGAAAGAAATTATAAAGAAAACTAAAAGCCCAACTTTGAAGAGAGATTTGCTCAAGTTTATCAAGAGACAGGAGAGATTGAGCAATAATGGATGAGCACAAAGCATGGTTTTTAGGCTTGGACAGAGATTCTTTTATGGAACTCTGTCAACTTTGGAATGCTCAAAACATTGGTGTAGAAATCCCGAACAACCTTGATGGCTACGACCAATGGCTCAACTTTTTTAAAAATCTCAGCCCTACGGCAATCGAGAACCTTTATGATCTTGGCAAGGACATCTTAAACACCGAGGCTTATGCCGCCTTAGCTAGATGGAAAGACATCCTAGCTACCCCAGGGAGGATAGATAAGATTTACCAAGCTGGTCTCACTAAACCGAAAACTGAACAGAAAACTATCACAGAGCTCGCCGCTGAGAATGACGAGATAGGAGTTCTTAGAGCCCTACGAGACCAAATCGCAGAACAGCTCCAGAAGGGCACAGGAGCTCGTGACACGGCCAATTTAGCTCGAGAGATGTCTAGTATCATCCAACAGCTAAAAGAGGCTGAGAAACGCTCTGGGCCACGCAAGGACACGGTTCTGGCTGACCTACTAGCCAATAAGCCGAAAAGAGCGAAGGGGGCTCGTAATGGCTCATTTAAAGCCCACACAATAGCGGAGATTGAGAATGAATCGTAAAGGCAACCAAAAGCCTAGAATCGACATTTATCATGATGGAGATATTGAACTAGCTGAACGAACCATCGCCTTGCTCGAACATTACAATGAGAAGTTTATGCCGTGGCAGAAGGCTGTTCTCCGAAGGTGGCTTGCACAAGACGAAACGGAACATTGGGCTAACCCTGTCTGTGGTCTCTTATTACCACGTCAAAACGGAAAAACATTCTTACTCCGCTGTCGCATTATCGCCGGTATGATTTTCTTAGGTGAACATCTTGTCTATACGGCTCACAAGCTTACCACCGTAGATGAGATTAAACGTCTCGTACTCCACTTTTTCTACAACGCCGAGCCCGAGATCAGAGACCTACTGACGGCCGAGTTCGATAAAACTCCGAAATCTTATGATTATGTTGAGCTCCGAAACGGTGGACGGTGTGTTTTTTCTACTCGTACACGCTCAAACGGCCTCGGCACAACAAACGACACCATCCTATGGGATGAGCATCAAGAGACATCTGATGCTCAAGAAGAAGCCCTACTGCCTACGCTTTCAGCTGGGCCTCGTGGAGACTATCAGAACATTATGACCGGCACTCCACCTACAAGTGGATCAGCAGGCACAGTATTCTTAAGAGCTCGTAGAAATCTCTTGCAAGGTAAATCAGATATATGTTGGCAGGAATGGTCAGTCGAGAATATCACCGACAACCACGATGAGGATGCTTGGTATGAAACGAATCCATCACTTGGGTATCAGCTCCAATATAAGGCTATTAAGGCAGAATCAAATGCTATGAGCCAAGATTCATTCAATAAGATGAGACTCGGATGGATACCTGGTGTGGATGCTAAACGTGTGTTCACAGATGACGAATGGAATGATTTGGCTATCAAAGAAGTTAAACTGCCCGAGAACCCCGAACTTGTCTACTCTGTAAAGTTCGCGCCTGACCGTTCAGCTGTTTCGCTTGCCGTTGGCGTGGTTATGGACGATAAGATTCATGTCGAGGTGGTTGAACGCAGGAGAATGTCTGAGGGCATCTCGTGGCTCGTTAGGTGGCTCTTAGAACGTTGGAAGAACGCCAACAAGATCATCATTGACGGCGCGGCAGGGCAGGGGCTTTTAGTCGAAGAACTCGTACGTTCTGAGCCGAAGATATCTAAGCGAATCCTCACACCTAACGTGAAAGAGGCAGGGAGTGCTTACGCTAGTTTTTACCAAGCCATTCAAGATAAGACGCTCACCCACTTTAATCAGCCCTTGCTCAACTCAGCTATCCGAACCTGCAAGCGCCGCGACATCGGCAAGGACGGGATGTTCGGCTACGCACCGCTTAATCCGAACATTCAAGTTGACCCTGTTGATGCTGTGGCTTTTGCCTACTATGGAGCGAACCGTTTTAAGGGCACAAAAAGAACCAGCCCTCAACGTCTGATTCTTTTCTAGTGCTTACGCTACTTCTTGCGACTTGCCGAGCCACCTTTTGCACCGGCGATGCGAGCTAGTGCTGGGTTGGCCTCGAAACCTTTTGGTCTCGTGTTAGTTTGCTGGCCGCCTTTCTTACCAATGCGAGCATAGTAATTTGATCCATGCTCAGCGATGATAGTTCTTTTTGCTTTGAGCCCTGCGGCTCTCCTCGATGTAGTTGTCATGACCTCACCGTACTACTGCTTACGCTCCGTGTCAGATATCTGGTGCTTATGCTGTATAGCTAGTGCTTATGCTCCAAGTCTAGTGCTTATGCTCCAACTCGTGTTAGAATCGTGGTCTTGACCAACTGCTTATGCTGTGCTAGTATAGAAATATCACTTGAGGATTTGCTTCTTTCTTAGAAATCCCTTCTAGAGAAGTTAGCTTCTATCGACCTCAAGTGATTTTTTGATTAGTGTTTACGCTTGTCTGTGCCGTTTTTGCGCCGTGTTGCCCAGACCTTGTGGGCGATGGCCGTGGCTTGGTCTCGTGTTTTCGCGGCCTCGCGCTTAATCGCGGCGTGGCGTTTTATTTCGCTCGTGTTGAGCCACATCGTGGCGAATAATCGTGTTTGAACTTCATCCACTTCAATCGTGGTAATTTTCGCATCGTGGCCATGATTAGCCCGTGCTTCACTCTCCGTGATATACCAGCGCGCCGGTTTTTCGCCTTGATCCACCTTGTAAAATTTTGCCATGCTGTTATTTTTCACCATGTTTTAAAAGCCACCAGATCAACACCAGCCAAAAATATGCCGGCTCAAAAATAGACTTTTAAAAAATTTTCTTATGGTGTTTTTATCCCTTCTTTTATTATTAAATTTTATATGGCCGCCATTTTTAGCTATTCACTATTCATGGCGATATTTTAAAGCCCCTGGATATGATCCAGGGGCGCTGTTTTTAAAACTCTGGCACCAGCACAAAATCCGATGGTTTAGCACCGTCAAAAATATTTTCTAGAATCCAGTGTAAATTCTCAATGTTTAATTTATTAGCACTTGATCCATAATGATGCCATCCGATATAAACACCGGCCCAATCTTCAACGCGGTATAAATTGGCCGATGGTGTAAAATAGCGATATTCTCCGCTAGTGTATAGCTCAGCCGCAAGCATAAATTCTTTTTTAAGAATATAGCGCGCGCCATTCTTAATATTTTCTAGCATCTCTTTTTCATTCATTTTAAAATCCCTTCTAAAATATTAAATTTATTTTATATTTTTATTATATAGCATGATGTGTTAAAAATCAATAGTAAAATAATAAAATAAGAAAATCATATTGTGCGACATTAGAAAAATGGCTAAAAGATGGTATTTTATACCTGTTTTTTATGTTCGGTTTATGTTCGGTTTTAGTGGATCATAAAATCAAAAAAAGTATAAGAAAATGCAAAAAAACTATTGTGTTATTTAACATGGTGTGCTATAATTAAGACAGTCAAGCAAGGATAGAAGCTGACTAGAGAACAGCAAGAGCCGTCTAAAATGGCGCAAGAATAAGCAAAAAACATCTAAAAAGAAGGGATTTTAAAAGGATGTATAAGAGCCAAAACAAAAACGAAAATAAAAAGCACCTTAAACTTTTATTGATCTTAGCCGGGCTGGTGGCTGTGTTCTTCTTCGGATATATAGAAGGCAAAAAGGCCACGGCCTGGGAGCTTGCAAGGGCTGAATGCTTAGAACAGGCGGCGAAGATTGAAAAGGCATGGTGCACGGATAATAACAAGCTAGTAAAATAATTAAAACTTAAGAAGGGATTTTAAAATGCAAGAGTATAGAGAAGATGTGATAGAAGATATTATAACACATATTAGCGAAAACAAGAATATTTATGCTGATATGAGCATAGACGATATGCGCGAAAATTTAGAAGATTATAGAATGAGCGACAGCATCACGGGCAACGGGTCTGGATCATATTTTTATAATGCGGCCGAAGCTAAAGAATGCATAGACAGCCGCGGCCTGTTATGGGATGAAGAATTTATAAGCTACGTGAATGATTTAGGCTATACTATGGGCGATTTATTAGAAAAAGGGCCGGAGCACGTGGACGTGTGGGCGCGCTGTTGTGCACTTGATATGCTAACAGATGAAGAATTAGAAAAAGCACGCGAAGAAGGGCTAAAAAAATGAATATTTTAGGCATGCTTTATGATTTATTAGAAGACTTGAAGGCCGCTGAAAAATGGAGCGATATTGAACGCGCCACGGCGAAGCTAGAAAAAATTATAGATAAACTAGACTAGAAGGGATTTTAAAAAATGGACGAAAATGTGATTTTAAAAAACGATGATATGTATGGCTTTTATGATGATCTTTATAAAAGCTTAAAAAATAATTTTATAAAAGCCATTGAAAATGATGATTTTAGCGTGATTGGTCCAGAATGGCTGGAGCTTATAGAAGAGCTAAAAAAATATGAAGAATATGAAGGCATTTTAAAAATATCAGAAAATAACGGCATGGGCTGGAGTGTTGAAAAGTACACCAGCGAAAATAATTAAAAAGAAGGGATTATAAAATGAAAAAAGATATTTTAAAAATTATTCTAGATATTATTAAAAATGTGGATCAAGATAGACACCCCGGCTTATATGGTGCTAGAAGCTACAGCCACGGCCGCGAAGGTGAAAAAAGTTTTATTTATGCTTCGGATGGCTTTAGAGCTTTGAAGATTGAATGTGGCGGGGATTTATGTTTTTTGCCATTGAATGATGATATTTTCATACCAGGCGAAAAGCTAAAAGAAGAATATAAGAAAATGGCTAAAAATGATATTTATAGCTTTACTGGTGCTATTAAAGAATCAGGCGAAGGCTTTATAAAAGATGGTGTAAAATATGCATTTGACACGCCAGATTATAATGAGCTTTTTAAAAGTTTTGAAGGCTTAGAGCCGGATGGCTTCGGCTGTTTTGATTTAAGTTTTTTAAAAGATTTAGCATCATTGGGCCGGCAAAAAATAGAGATTTTCAAGACATCGCCAAAAAGCCATGTTTTAAAAATTAGCGGCGAAGGTTTTGAATATATCCAGATGGGCATATGCGAAAAATAAAAATAATAAAGCACCCCGCCAAAATGGCGGGGCTTTTTTATGGCTTAATTTTTCTTAGCTATTCTGGATCATAAAGAAAAAAGGCTATAAAAGCACGGCCGAAAAACACGGCCATTTTTTGATTTTTTCAGATTTTAAACAGATATTTTATAACATATTTTTTGATTTATGCACGGGGTGGAGCACCCCGGGGGGCGGCCGCCACCGACCGCGCGCGCCGACCCTGCGGCCGTGACTGCCCAAAATTCTGGGGATTTTTTAGCCCTCATTTTTGAACACGGAGATAAAGAACGTCCAGAATATGCCATAGAAGCCACTTATTTCGCTTTCTGAGCCGTTTTTATTTCAAAGTTGAGTATTCTACCATTTCGGCTTTAAAATCGCTCACAGAGCGTTTTAGACGGCTTCAAAATGCTATATATCTGTTATATGTTTATTTCTCTCTTGATCCACAAAAAACCACCTAGAATGAGTAACTAGGTGGGAGAAAGGTCAGACGAATGATTCGAGACTTATCTCGAACCTGACATTCGTCTGGAAAGGAATTAACGCAACTACTATCGGTGTTGCGAGTTCCGGGGTCGGCGAGAGGTAAGAGCCAATAACGGAGTAAAACGGCTTTTGCCGACCTGACCATCTTATACCATGACCAGCGCGGCTTGTCAGAATGGGGATTGTGTGCTATCCTTGAGTTATTAGAGCCGAACAGCTTAGAAGAACCTCGCTTCCACGAGGTTTTTCGATTCTTAAACCCCAATTAGGTTAATTGGAGGTAAAACGTGTCAAGTGCACAGTTGAATCCCGACAATCCGAAGAAGGAATATACGGGAGTTTGGATTCCTAAGATGGTGATGGAATGTAAAGACTTATCCCCTATCGATAAAATCGTCTATGGCGAGATTGCCTGTTTCACTAAATGCTACGGATCAAACAAGTGGCTCGCTGAACGTATCGGCCGGAGTGAAGTCACGGCTAGTCGTTCTGTAAATAAATTAGTGAGGTTGGGATTCGTTGATTATTTGGGGACAAATGGCAACATTCGCTTCTTAAAGGCTTATCAAAAACGACGAGGCAGGGTTATCAAAAATGATAAGGCGGCCTTATCAAAAATGACTAGCATAGATAAAAGTAGAGATAACAATTTAGATAAAATGGATACTAACGTATCCATTGGCGAAACGCCTGAGACTTATGGGAATGTTGAGATAAATCAACTATTTGATCTTTGGGAGAAATCCACAGGACTCCCTATTACAAGCAATAAGACGAAGAATCGTTATGCCTGTAATAACCTCATCCACAAGTATGGTGTGGACGGGGTAGAGAAGCTCATCCGTGTGGTCGAACGAGCCCAGATGGACAAGTTCGCACCGAGGATAGCTGACTTTTGTGATCTACAAGCTAAGTTGAATCAACTACTCGTATGGGCTAAGAGTCAGACGGTTAATCGCCAAGTAATATCCGTGGAGGACTTTTAGATGGAAGAATTAGGTTTGATTAGAACTGGTGACTTACAAATCACCCCTACTGGCTCTCTCTATATTGAGAAGCTGGCAGATACTCTGCACCGAGTGAAGAAATATCGTCTGTCTTTAGCTGACGGCTCGAACAGGGAACTCACTTTTAAGGAATACACCGTCATCTCTAAGGGGGTCACGGAGACGAATGCTAAGTTTGTGAAGCTTCATGATGGCGAGCTGATAGCTGTTAGTCAGATAAGGTCAATTAAGCCCTACGATGTAATCGTGGACACGAGGAAGGAGCGTTTATGAGGCGAGCTATGACAGATGGCGATAAGGTGGCGTGGTACTGGATGATCCAGCCACATCAGAAGAACCACGGTCGCTGTAAACCGCTTGGGGATGGACTTTGTGCCATAAAAATGGTAAGATACGAGTACTGGAATGAGGAAAGTAAGTCATGGGAGGCCGAACCGATGGACAACCATGCTACCCCCGAACAGGAACAGGTGTTGGACGCATATTAACATTTTGGAGGTGGAAAGGAATCTGATGCGAGAGACCTATTATGAGGTCTTTAGAAATCTTGTGTTT